GTACCCATTCGCGGCGCTTGGGAGCGCGTGCAGTACCGCGCGCTGCGATCTTCGCGTAAAGCGATGCAGCGAGTTTTTCGACAGCGCGGTCTCATAGACTTCGCTGAGCGCATGGAAGACTTGCGCAAGAATCCACGTTTAAACGGCGCCGAGAAGCGCCTTGTGTTTGAAGGCATCCTCAATGACTATGCCAAGTTTGTTACCGAGCAACAGGCGCCGACGGCTGCCGCCGAAGCCGACGCTGTGGAAGTTTCCGGGAATCCAGATGTGGTTGTGCCAAGTGGGGAAGGCGGCGGGACCGAGGGGCCGGGGCAAGACGCCGCAGTTGGCGTACCAGAATTGGAAAGATCGTTTGTCAATGACGGCGAGTCGATAGCTTGAAGTTCTGCTTTCTCGATACTGAGACCAAATCCGAAACGGACATAGGTCTAGGCAACGATCTATATACGCGCGACGCCGCGTGTCTGATCGTGACTTACGCCTATAGTATCAAGAGCGCCACGGGCGCGTGGCATGATCTGCCGACACAAATATGGGAGCCGTGGTGCGAGCCCGCCATACCCAAAGATTTGCAGGACTTGATTGACGATCCGGAAGTCATCTTCGTAGCGCATAACGCGGTGTTCGACCGCTTCATCCTGCTTCGCGCCCTGGGAATCAGGATCCCAATTCATCGCTGGATGTGTACGCGCGCGATGGCCTACTCGGCTGGTCTTCCTGGCTCGCTTGAAACACTTGGGATTGTGCTAGGATTGCCTGAAGATCAGCAAAAACTGATCGACGACAAGAAGTTGATTGATACGTTCTGTGTCCCGCAAGGTACGGGTCGCTTTATTGAACCTGGAGATGCCCCAAATGAATGGCAGCGTTTTAGATTGTACGCGATTCGGGATACCGATGCGCTCCGTGAGATCTTCAAACGACTACCCACGTGCAACTACACCGGACTCAATCTCCGCTTGTGGCACCTCGACCAACTCATTAACGAGCGAGGATTTCAGTTTGATGCTAAGCTCGCTCAAGCAGCGGTTACCTTCCTTTCTAGCGCGAAGGTTACCAGTGACGCAAACGTTAAGAGTCTTACTGACTCCGAAGTTCATGCGGCGACTCAACGCAATCGGCTCCTGAGATACTTGCAGGAGAAGTTGAACATAAACATAGAATCATTACGCGCGGCAGAAGTCCGCGATTGGCTAGAACATGACGACCTTGACCCTATCGTGCGGCTGCTGCTTGAGCAACGTCTCGAAGCCGCTAAATCTTCGGGCTCTAAGTATACGCGCGGACTGCGCATGCTTGGCCCTGGAGATCGCATGCGAAACACCATTCAGTTTAACGGTGCCGGACGTACTGGCCGCCATTCCGGCCGAGGATTCCAGCCGCATAACATGGCACGACCCGTGCTCACAGTGCGCCGCGAAACGGGTCGCATTGAGCTTTCTCCAGTTAAAGCGACCTACATAGATGATGTCATACTACCGGGAATATATAGCGGCGCGGCGCTCTGCAACCCGCTAGTGTTTGGCGGTCCTAATGAGGCCTGCGCTTTGGCACTTCGCCATGTTATCACGGCTGCACCCGGCAACGAGCTTGTCGTCGCCGACTTCCGAAACATCGAGTCGGTAATCACGGCGTGGATTTCGGACCAAGCTGATGAGCTGGCCGCGTTCGCCGACGCATTCGCTAACCCAAAGGATAAAACGAAAGATGTCTACCGCATCCAATGGTCGCAATTCTTCGGTACGCCGGTCCTTGAAGTTAACGACACAGAACGGCAAGGCGGCAAGGTTAGCAAGCTCGCGTTTGGCTTTGGCGGGGGAGTTGGAGCGCTCGTTACGATGGCAGCGGGATACCAAATGGATCTGGCGCCTCTTGCAGACATCATCCTTCCTCGCGCCACGGCCGAGCAGAAAGCCAAAGCCTATAAAGCGTGGCGCCGCGCGTTCTTACTCGGCGAAGACTACGAACTTGAGCCCAAAGTCTACCAGGCGTGCGACATCCTCAAGCAAATCTATAGAGCCACGAACGACAAGATCGATCAGATGCGACACGACGTCGACACCGCTATCAAGGAAGCAATCAGGGCGCCGAATCAGAAGGTTTTCAATGTCGCGCGTTGCAAGATCTGGAGTACGGGCGCGTTCCTGATCATTGAGCTGCCGAACGGCGACCGACTGCTGTACGCGCAGCCGAAGATTTGGATCGAGGAGCAGCCGAACCCCGAGGGAGAGAAGCCGTGGATCACAGAGACGGTCACATACGTGACGGCCAGGGGTCGGAGCTGGAGGCGAGAGCGGGCCTGGTCCGGGTTGTTTATAGAAAACGTAGTTCAGTCAATAGCCAATAGAGTTTTGCGCGCCGCGATGCTGCGAGTGCATGAGGATACACTGACGGTGCCGGCGGTGGCGGCGTATTTGAACACACTGCCGCCCGAGGCACGTACTGCCATTTGTCTCCACGTGCACGATGAGATCGCGCTCGACGTCCCGGTTGGATCGTACTCGAAAGAGCGGCTGATGGAGGTCGCTTGCAGGCCGGAGCCTTGGATGGCCGGGCTGCCGATGGCGGCAGACGGTTGGATCAACTTCAGATACGGAAAGAGGTGATGAATGGACAAGACTGACTTCGACGCAAAGGCGAAATTCCTGGCGACGCTACCGCAGGAAGAGAACGTTCTGCCGCGTACGCTGGTGATCAAGCCGCTGGTGTACAAACAGCCGGCGCCGGCAAACGACCTGATGTTCAGCGGTGTGTACGGCGGTCAGGATGGTGATATTTGGACCGCGACGTTCTATGACAACAATGAAGCTCAAGCCTTCATCATTGGCAGTAATCATTTCGGGCGTCCAGTCAAAGGCGTCAAGGTGACGCTCTCGCCAGATGAAAAACCCGCTGAATACGTGGCGCCAAAGAACGCTGACGGCGAGACGATACACTAATGGCTCAACGCGAATATAAGGTTGAAGACTATCTAGTCGAGCGCGTGGGGTTAATGGGCGGCGCGTGTGAGAAATACACGAACCCAGGACATCGCGGTGATCCAGATAGGTTGCTATCCTTTCCCTGCAGATATCATTGCTTGGTTGAGACGAAATGGGCGCAGGGAGTAAAACCTATGGGGCATCAGCTTCGAAGGCATGATTTCTGGCGCCTAAGAGGCATGGACGTCTATGTTGTCGGCTCAGAAGGTGAAGTGGACGTACTACTGCAACACCTCCATGTTCATCACAACGTTCCGTTTGATCCATGATTGAGCATTTCGAACCGCGCCCCTGGGGCAGGATCGCAACTAAGTTCCTGATCGATAACCCACGCGCTATGCTGGTGGCTGACCCTGGGCTCGGGAAAACCAGCATGACATTGTCGGCTCTGGATCTTTTGAAGATGGGGGGCTCGTCGTACTTCCCAGCGCTGGTGCTCGCACCGAAGCGTGTGGCAGATGTGGTGTGGACCGGCGAACGCGACAAGTTTGACGCGTTCCAGGGCATGAGCATCGTGAAGGTGATGGGCGAACGCGACCAGCGAGTCGCAGCGCTGCGGAAGTCGATTGCAGACATCTACGTCATCAACTACGACAACATTCCGTGGCTGGTGCAACAGTTCGGGGGCGATAAATGGCCGTTCAAGATAGTGGCAGCGGACGAGAGTTCGAAGCTCAAAGGTCACCGGATGAACAAGGGCGGCGTGCGTGCGAACGCATTGTCACAGATAGCGCGCTTTACCGGGCGATGGTGGAACCTCACTGGCACACCTTGTCCGAACGGGCTGCAAGATCTGTGGGGTCAGATGTGGTTCGTGGACTTTGGCGAACGCTTGAAGCGGACCTATTCCGCCTATCTAGAGGCGTACTTCATGGAGAATCAGTACACCCGAAAGATAGTGACACAGCATGGATGCGACGAACTGATTCACAACCTGGTGGCGGACCGGATGCTTGTGCTGCGTGCCGAAGATTGGTTGGACATTCAGAAACCGCAGGAGATTCCAATCGAGGTTCAGCTCTCGCCCGAAGCATACGCCCAGTACCGGGGGATGGAAAAGAACTACTTTCTGTCGATTAGCGATCACGAGATAGAAGCCGGCACAGCGATGGTGAAGTCCACGAAACTTCTGCAGATGGCTAGTGGCGGCATCTACGACACGAAGACTGAGACCGAGCACTGGATACATGACGCGAAGATCGAGGCACTGGAAGACATCGTCGAGCAGATAGGCAACGAGCCGCTGTTGGTCTCGTACTGGTGGAAGTTTGATGTACCAAAGATCCTGAAGGCGTTCCCACAGGCGCGCGTCTACAACGGGCAGAAGGAAGAGGATGAATGGAACGCGGGCAAGATCAAGATGCTGCTACTGCATGAGCAGTCTGCATTCGGATTAAACCTACATGGACCATGCCGCAATCTCTGTTTCTACAGCTATTTCTGGAACGCGGAATTGTGGACACAGATGATCAATCGCATCGGCCCTACGCGTCAGGCGCAGGCGGGATTTAAACGCGTCGTGCGAGTGTGGAGCATACGCACGGTGGGTACTATAGAGGCCGACGTTGTAGAGAGTAACGAAGGTAAGATTTCAATTGAAGGGGCCTTAAAAAGGGCGCGAGCCCGCAGGAGACTACTGAATGAGTCCTAGTGAAAGCAAACGAATTCTAGTGATCCCTGACACCCAATGCCGTCCCGGCGTTCCACTTGAACACTTGGATTGGTTAGGTCAGGCAATTGTTGACTACAGGCCGGACATCGTCGTACACATTGGCGACCATTTCGACATGCCGAGTCTGTCCAAATACGAGTCTCCCGGTTCAGCATACATGGAAGGGAAACGTATTCTGAACGACATAGCCACGGGCAACGAAGGATTCGCACGACTCAACGCACCCATGGCTGCCGAGATCGCACGACGCCGCGAGAAGCATCGCAAACGCTGGGAGCCGCGTCGCGTGTTCCTGATGGGCAACCACGAGAACAGGATAGTACGCGCCGTACACGAAGAACCTAAACTCGACGGGCTATTGTCCCTGGACATGCTGAAGGTGCCCGAAGGGTGGGAAACTCACCCGTTTCTGGAAATTGTCGAGATTGAAGGCATCCTTTTTAGCCATTACTTCTCCAACACGCAGAGCGGCAAGGCTATCGGCGGCAGCATCGATAACCGGCTGAACCGGATAGGGCGCTCGTTCGTGATGGGGCATCAGCAGGGTCTGCTCTACGGGATTCGGCAATTTCCTGGAAGCTTGATGCGTCACGGGCTGGTGTGCGGCAGCTTCTATCAACACGATGAGCACTATCGCGACGCCCAATCTAACGGAGAATGGAGGGGTATAGTAGTTTTGAACGAAGTGCGAGATGAAGGCTACGACATCATGCCTCTCAGCATGAACTACCTACGAAGGAGATACAGCTAATGCCATACATCAAACAAGATGACAGAGCGCGCGTGCTGCGGGATGGTCCGCGCACGCCGGGCGAACTGAATTTCTTGATCAGCTTCCACGCGAATCAGATGTTGCGGATGGTGACGCACGGTAAGCCGCCTAGCTACCACGAGCGCAGCGCGATCCGCGCCGCAATCACAGACGCGTCGGACGAATTCTATCGTCGCAAAATGGCTGACTACGAAGACGGTGCCAAGCACCGAAACGGAGACTGCTATGACCCTGAATAAAGACCTGGTTTGGTATTGCGCCGGCCCGATGACGGGCTACGCACGCTTCAACTACCCGATGTTCCGAGCCGCCGCAGAATATATGCGCGGGCTCGGGCTCACAGTCATCTCGCCAACAGAACTGGACAGCGAGTTGATGCAGCAGGTGGCTTGGGATTCGCCGGATGGCGATGCGTCCACGTTGACGAAGGCGACCGGCGAGACCTGGGGCGACGTGCTCGCGCGCGACGTGAAGGTCATCTCTGATACGCTGGGCGGCATCGTCGTGCTGCCGGATTGGTTTAAGTCTCGTGGCGCGCGCCTAGAAGTGTTCGTGGGCCTGCTGACTGGCAAAGAATTCGGCGCGTTCTACTTCAATCACGCGAATGACCCGGTGCTCGAAGTGGCGCCCGTCGGGTGGATTCGCAAGGTGATGCGAGAGCACATTCCGTGATTTCACTGGTGGTAGTAAAGGCCGCGCTGAACGTGGTCATCGCCTGTACGCTGCGTAAGGATCCGCCTTACGCGGCATTTTTTCTGTGCCTGGCGCTCGCAGATTGCGCTAGTATCTGGGTGCTAGTCACCCGAGGATGTAAATTATGAGTAGTATCTATGGCGGTGATCCTGCCGAGCGAAAGATGCTCCGTGTATTCACAGTGCTCTGTCACTACTTCCCAAAGGCTATGCGCGAAGTCACACGCGTTTGTGTTGCCGGAAACGCGCAGCACAATCCTGGCGAGCCGCTTCACTGGGTTCGGGGCAAAAGCATGGATCAGATGAACGCATTGTTTCACCACATGATGGATCACGAGATGGGGGAAGTGTTTGATCAGACCGATCCGCCAGAGATTTTGGCGGCGGTAGGTGGCAAGCCGCTTTACTCGATGGCAAAGGGTGCCTGGCGGGCGCTCGCGGAGTTGGAGCTAACCATTGAGCGCGAGGAAGAGAAGGATACTGCTGAACCGCACCGTAATCCTGATTGCCGCAGCGGTGTATTGGATTGTGACGTGCAAGGTGTACACGAGCATAGGGGTGGTGTTTTTCCTTGGAACGTAGACCCTGCACAACCGCTACCTGAGAACGTCTGCCGCGTCATTGATTTGAAGGATTAGCCATGTTTGACAAACTGTTTGAGATCATCCAGGCGATCTTCACGTCCCTACTGCCGTTCGTGGTGCTGCAACCGTTCGAGGAAGGGTGCCTCTGCCGTCTAGGGGTGTTTAAACGGGTGCTGAAGTCCGGCTTCCACTGGTGCATCCCGCTCGGCGTCGACGTCGTATGGCATGAGCACACGACGCCGACGACCGCGCATTTGCATGGGTTATCAACTACCACGAAAGATGGAAAAAGTGTCGGGTTCGATGCAATCGTGACCTATCAGATCAACGACATTCAGAAAGCTCTATTGGGCGTGACGACAGTGCGAGATGCAATCACAGACGTCTGCATGGGTATTATAGGTACTGAATTGACGGGTTCAACGTGGGTTGAGGTGGCACATGGTGATACGCTAGAGGGCTTGACCAAAGCGTGCCGGGGGAAGGGATGGAAGTGGGGGATCGAGGTGATTCAGGTACAGCTAGCGGGGATCTGCCAAGTGAAAAACATCCGCCTCTCTGGAAGCGGCGCGACTTCTTTGGCACATGGAAGTGGGCCCTCGACATCTGGATAACTCCTACTGAAGTTGACGCACTTTAAAGTAGCTGCCAGCACTCATGGTTGTTGAAGTTGCGTTGCTGGTTTGCTGGGCCCAATAAATAGCAAGTGTACCTGGACTCATGGCTGAGAAGCATCCGCGCGCGCTGAGCTGGTTAAGCGCGCTGCCGCCGGTTAAACTGAAATCTATACGGCCGCCCGTTGCTGGACCGTTGCCGCCAACATTCATGGCCTCAGTTGGAGGGGAGTTGAATACCGCTCCATCCATGCCGCCCATGTACATCCAGCACGAGGCTGCGTGGTCGAGGAACGCACCACTGAATTCAGGCAGAAAGGAAAATCCGGGATTCGGTCCCGAGGCGCCGGTCGTAGTGACTTCTACTAGAGCTTCCCATTCATATATCCCAGGACCAGGCAAATAGAACTGAAGCGCCGGATCTATAGTCATGACGTTGCCGTCGGGCGCGCTTGTAGCTACGGGCTTCACGGCGTAACCGATAAACTTCGACGGCTGTGGCACATATGGATCCACGTCCATAAGCTTCTGGCCGTACACGTTGAACAGCTGCACGCGGAGTGCGCCCAGAAGTGACGCCGGGTTCAGGTATATAGGTGGAAAGCGGCCATTGTTGTCTGATGTTATTACGTTCGAGGCAAACGGAGTCGTCAAATATCCGTCCTGGTATACCGTCATTGGCAACTCTATAGGACCGGACGATTTTGCCTGTAGGAATACTAAGTAACATGACGGTTGAATTAATCCGTACGGTGATAACGGCTTCAGCTGCGGCTCCGCGAACAGCACGCCGACTGGGTTGACGACCGTCATGTTACGCGACTCTTTGCAGTGTCATCACGCAACCGGCACTCAACGTAACACCATTCGAACTCGCGTTGGCCTGACCCCAGTTGAAGGAGAACGTGCCTGACGTAGAGGTAGTGAAGACACCACGAATGAAAAGTCCGTTCAACGCACCTGCGCCCGTTAGGCTGTTATTAGGTGTCGCCTGGTTGACGAATCCGCCGTTCGCATCCGCGCCATCGAGGTTGCCAACCCAACCAAACGACTTCGCCCAGTTCGGAACCAATGTGCCGCTGTACTCGACTTCCCAATCAAGACCAGGAGTTACACCCGTAGATCCCACTGTGGTAAACTCAAGAAAGAGTTCAAACGCATAAGTCGCTTGAGTAGCAGGCTGCGGGACCACTATCTGAAGGTCTGGGTCAATGTTATAACCGGTCGTAGTGAAAGTGGTGGCCGCAGCTTTAAAGACCGCTTGCAGATTATAGGGAGCCGGAACGTACGGATCCACGTTCTCAAGAATCGTGCCTGCGGAATTCTTCAACACCACCTGATAGATCTTAGACGGGTCCAAATAGATTGCCGGGAAGCGGCCATTGATGTCCGCTGTGATTGGCGTCGGGCTCTGGGAGAACGGCGTCGTGAGCGCGCCATCCTGATATACGTTCTGCAGCGTGCCCATCGCCGAGCCCGTCACATAGAACGTGCGAGTGCAGAGCGGCTGGACGGCGCCGGTCGTTGAGAGCGGGGTGTTGCGGGGCTCAGTGAAGAGTACGCCAATCGGTAGTGCTGACATTAGAATGGAACCTCGTCTTCGTCGGTCGCAGAAGCTGCGTTACCCATCATCGCGTTTCGGCCGCGCTCCTGGCGCAAACTCTCTAGACGGTTTGCTGCTGAAATGAGGGAAGGTCGGAGAGACTTTTCAGCAGCCGCGCTCTTTTTGCTTGGACCGGCTGCGTTGGCGCCTTCGCCTTGCCTGCTAGCCAACTGTTCAGCATTTCGTGCGTAGCGGCTATCTGCGATGAATCCACGGTGCTCTGGGGAGCTAAAGAGTTGGTGGAAGTCGGGAGTGCTCCGGATGAGTTCGTCTGTGAGTTTGCCATGTTTCACCAATTCGGGAATCGTCATGTCGCCTTGCTCCGCGTGTTCGTAAGCGGTCTTCGCCCACGACCACACGGTTTCTTGTACTTCACGCGGCGTCCAGGAATCGCCGGTCATGTGCGTCAACATTTTGGCCGCCGCACGCACTTTTGCGCTCAGCGCCATATAGGTTGGCGACTTACCTGGACCGGCTTTATTGAGCGCGCCGCCCAACTTTGCAGGATCAATTTTCGCGAACGCAGCCATCCAGGCATCGTTCGTCACTTCGTTGACGTTGTCGTGCAAATTCTGGTAGAAGCTGTGGACCTTCGGGCCGGACAGCGTGAGTTTATCCGGGTTCTCGCTCGTCAGAGCGCGCACCGAGTTGTTGATCCACGCGCCGAGCACGTTGCCGGTGCCCGGCGTCTCCGGACCTTTCAATGAGGAGTCGGACAGGATCTTTGTGATCGCGGCCGGATCCTGCGGGCGCCCAGCCTTATCCCAATTGATGAACGACCGCAACGCGTTGTGGAAATTCATCTGTACGGAAGTCTGCGGGCTCATGGCCGCGAGGAGCGCGCTGAAGCGTGGCGCATCGGCGCCGAAGACATTTGCGATAGCCTTCGCACTGTCGCGATACCAGCCTTTCTTTGCTTTGCCGCCCAGGGCTGCCGCCGCGTACTCTTCAGTTGCCGGGGCACTGTGGAACGCGTCAACGAGCCGCTTCGAGGTATCGGTGCGCAGCTGAGCACGTTCCTGATCGGTCAGATGACTGAATACCGGATGGTTCTCGGTAGCCGTGTTGCCATTGTGCTCGCGGAAGAAGTCCGGATTATACTTGCCGCCCCAATCTTTGGCCTGCGGACCCGCAAGGATGCCGGTGCCGTCAGCATTCCGCTGAGCTATGGCGCCCTGTTCTAGCTTCGAGCTGAGCGCGTGGAGATCCTTGGGAGCGAACGGTTTGTCGACATCGGCGACGAGCGTGGGCTCAGTGTTTGAGTTGACGACGCTCGTCTTGCCGACGTTCGCACCGGCATCCTTCATTGCCTGGATAGCCTCTTCAGGCGCCATCACGCGGCCGCCGTTCGCGGGATCGCCGACGTGCAGTCCAATATTTACCCTGGCGGCCGGTTCCTCGCCAGGAGCTTCGGGCTCCATCTTCGGGCCGCCGCGCTGCCGGGCGCCGCCGATGATCTGGCCCAGAGGTGCGGGTGTGCGATCCTGTTTGACTGGCACGCGACCCCAGATGTCCGGGAGCTGGCCTTTCTCATACGGATTGCCACCACGCGGCTCAGCTGGCGCGGGCTCAGCTTTCGGGCCGCCGCGCTGCCGCCCGCCTTGGATCGCCTCGCCTAATGTGGAGGGTTTGCGACCTTCAGCCTGTGCGCGTGCGTTCTCTTCAGCCAAACGATTCGGCACCGTGCGCTCATTACCCCAGGCATCAACGACCTTGGCGCCGCTGTTGTAAGGGTTGCCGGTCTCAGCTTTCGGGCCGCCGCGCTGACGAGCGCCCGCGAGTGATTGACCGAGCGGCGTGACTTCAGGAGCGCCACCGCCGGGACCAGGAGTCGGGGGCGGTTGTTCGCCGCCGAGCTGCGTGATGCGGCCTTCAACATCTTTGAGTCGCGCTCTCTCGGCCGCTTTCTCAGGATTGCCACCGACGAGCTTGCCGATCTTCGCAGCAACGCCAGAGCCTTCAGCGACAATAGGTCCGAGGACCGGCGCCACATGATGGGCCGCTAAATCGACGGTAGCATGAGCGCCCTTGCCGAGCTGTTCTCGAATACCGGCCGCGACGCCAGTGTTGTAGGTCTGCGCTCCAGCACCAGGATAACGGTTGTCCATGCGCAGCATGTTGCTGGCATCGTTCAACGTCTTGTAGTGACCCATCTCCGTGGAGTCAAACACGGCGGGCATCTTCGTGCTGTATTTGTTCAGCTGCTTATAGAAGTTCTGCGGGCTCCACGCACCTTTGCCGCCGCCAGCATCGGCCAGGCGATCAGCCATGTGGCCTTTGAGCGCGCGGATCGCGCCCGCCGCATCTTCGGCCAGCTCACCGTTGCCGAGGTGCGCGGCTGAGCGCAGCACATTCACGACATGGTTGAACTGCTCCGTCGGCAGGTTGGCAATATAATCCGGTATCGCACCAATTGGCACGTCGCGGTTGATGCCGCTACGGTTGTCAAGGAGCTTTGCTATGCCGGTCGGGTTTTCGAGGAGTGCCGCTTTACGAGCACGCAGTGCTCGCGCATCTTTGAAAGTCTTTTCGCCGCCAGCTTCAGCGACATCCGTGTCGAGCGCGTCGCGGAGCTTGCCGATGATAGGCGCTGTTTCGTGGTTCCATTTGCTGCCGAGGAACTTACGCATAGTCTCGGCTTGCTCGACGGTGGCCGGATGGAATGTACCGTTGTCACCCATCAAGCCGAGCTTCTTCGCGAGCGGGATGACGCCCTTCTCAATAAGTGGAGCGCCCGCGAGGCTGCTCTGCCATTCGTGACCCTGGTTGTTGATGTAGTCCGAGAAGCGAGGCAGCTGGGTGATCGGCTGGCCTTTCGCCACCGTCTTCGCATCTTCGTACGTGCCGTGGATCGCATTGTCGAACCAATCCGAGATCTTGCCGACAGTGCTATCGAGGATGCCGCCGCGCTCCTCCATCGCATGCTGATCCACGCCGGACGCAGAATCGCCGACGTTGCTCGCTATCTGGCCGGCGCCTTTCTTCAGTGCATCCTGTTCGTTACCGATGACCGCCTGCATGCGTTTGCCGCCCGCGTCATTGATCTTCGCGTGGTTGGCATCGACGCTGGTGTCGGCATAATCGCCAGTGATGGCGCTCGTGCGAACCTCGCCGAGCGCGCCGTTGGTCATCTGATCGAGCTTGTTCAGCGCATCGAGGCGCGTTTGCTGATCGGCCGCCGGTACGGCGCCGCTCTGGGATCCTTCAGCCGCTGGCGCCGTGAATCGCACCGGAGCCGGTTCGGCAGCGGCGGGCGGCGCGCCAGCGGGAGCAGGCGTCGTCGCGGCCATGGGAACTGATTCAAGGGAACCGGGCTCGCCGGGGGCGGCCGGCGGCGGGACTTCGCGCGGCGGGGGCATGACGTCCGGGCGCGGCGCGCCGGGAGTCTCCAATCGAAGATCCTCAGTCGTGGGAGGGTTGGCTCGAATATCGGCCGCTTTAGCCTGTAGCGCGTCCTGTACGGTCTGCCGGCGATCCGGTATACCGCCCGGAGGCGTTCCCTGGGCGGCTTGTCGGCGCTCCACTGCGGGAGCCGGGGCGGCTTCTTCTGCGGGCGCGGCGGCCGGTGCCAGCGGGTCAGGCTGAGCTTTCAAATCTTCGCCAGTAACCGGCTTGCCACCAGTCTCGGGCGGCGCATTCTGGGCTTGGGGCGGCGTGGCCGTCTTCGCCATGCCGTTCTCGTCGTACTCGGTGCCCGTAGGCACCTTGGGATTCAGCTCCAAAGCCGGACCGCGAGCGCCCGCGCGTGCCAGTCCCTCGGCACCAGGAAGCGCCATGGCGGCTTCACCCGCCATCTGGAGCCCGGACTTCGCATACTCAGTGAAATCATCGCCGAAGATCTGGCGCGCCGCCTTGTCGACGGCAGCCATTGCTTCCGGACCCTTGGCGGCCTGGAATGCGCCCTGGAGCATGCGAGTCGGACCTTCCGTAGCGCGGCGGCCGCTCTCAGAGGTCGGATCGATGGTGAACGAGCTTTCTACCGCGTCGCGCACTGCCTTGGCAGCTTCAGGATCCTGGGTCGCTAGCAGCGCGCCGACATGCGCGAGGAATCCGCCAGTCATCGCGGCCGCGCCGCCGAACGTGTTGTTCCAAGCGCCCACGCCGAGACCCTTCAGCACTGTGCCATAGTCGCCAGCGGTCCAATCAGGATTCGCGGTCTGCGTGCTGCGGTCGGGGAAGGAGTTCGGCTGCGCCATGAAGTTCTGCACTTCGGCTGGGCCTTGCGGATCGCGGCCGACACGCTGTTTAAACAGCGTGGCCGGATCCGGCATCGAGGAGATGTCGGGCGAGGTTGACGCGGGCGCGGGCGCCGATGCCGTGGGATCCATCCACGTAGACGGATCCGGCATCGCTGAAATATCTGGAGCTGCGGCAGCAGACGCCATTACTGGGCTCCGAATTGTTTGCGGACCTGATCCAATGTCAGACTAGGATAGTTGGCTTTGTGCGTGTTGTAATATGATTGGATCTGCGCATCGCTGTACGTCGGCTTCGCAGCTGGCGCGGCCGGTGCGGCGGATTTAGTTGTTGCGGCTGACGCGACTGACGCGGCTGGCTTCGCATTGACTATATCTTCTTGCGGCCAATACTTCTGATTCCACTGAGGAAATTTCGCGGGGTCGTTCCCAATTTTCGTATAAGCGGCTGCGCGCTTAGCAGTATCTATAGTGTACTGCGCGCTACGCATGTTGGTGGAAAGCAGATCTTTGACGGTGTCATCGTTCATTGACACGGACGGGCTAAGTTCATGCAACTGCAGCATGACTTCAGACTGCGTCATCTTAGGACCGTAAATACCCTTGGCGTTGGCGAGAGCAGCATTGCCGAGATACTTCGCCAGTTCCTGATAGTTTGATGTCGCAGGAACCTGCACGCCGGGCAACCATCGCGCGGCTTGTGCGATAACCGACTGCCAAGCGCCGGTCGTGCCACCCTTCGAGTTCATGACATCTTGCGCGGCGCGCAAATAGGTCAACGCCTGTGAAGCGGCTTTAGTTGCGTCACCAGAATCCTTGTTCAGATTATTAGTATTCTCAGTGTAATTGTCGTACACCTTCTGCTCGTCGGGCGAACGTGTTGCGTTGGCTGGCGTCTTCGGACCTTGGAATCGGAAGCTGCTATCCTGCATCGCCTTCGTAGTTTGCGGATCTATAGGCGCGGTATTGCCGGGCGTGTTCGTAACAGCACCAGGTTGAGCAGCGACACCCGTAGCATCGGGCGTATTCTGCGCTTGCACTTTCTGCACAGCTGTAGCGACTTTGGCACGTGTATCAGCTTTTGGCGCACCTGTAATAGTGCTCTGCGCTCCAGGGTGACCTTGATTCGAAAGACCCTGCATGACCATAGCATCCGGTGACGGAAAGCCGTTCGCTTTGTACGCCGGAACCGAAATTACATGACCCTGGCCATCCGGCACAGGTACTAACTTCACAGCTTCTTGCACAAGTTTTGAATATTGCTCGTCACTCATGCCGCTACGTTCACCAGGAACAGTCATCCCAGTAGTCTTGTCAATGTAAGTGCCATCCGGGCGCGCCACAACTTCACGACCAGTGTATTGATGAACGGTCTGCGCCACGTGCTCTGCATATTGACGTGCAGCTTGATCTTCGTCAGCTGAGTCAGGAATCATTGCCCGAATACGTTTCGAGGCGTTTGGTGCCACGGCGTCAAGCTGGGCGAGCGCGTTACCTTCATCAGCGTCCGACACTGTGTGCATGGCTTCGAACAGTTGCTGTGAGCCCTGTTGAGATTGTGCGGACTGAGACTGAATACGCTGCTCTCGGCGCATCTGTTCCAACTGTACGAGGCTAGGATCACCTGTTAATGCGGCGCGTTGCATGCGCTGCATTTCTTGCTGGGTTACCGGAGGAACGAAAAAAGCTGAGCGAAGACCCGCATCAGTTTGATTAGGATCCCACCAGCTGTTCTCTGGTGTAGCTCCAGAAGCATTGCTGTCATCCGCGCCAGAAGTCCTAGTAGAGCCGCCAGCACCGCCGTTAGCAGCGCTGCTAGTGCTAGTAGGAACACCACCAGCTGCAGAAGCATTCGAATCATTAGTATAATCCGCCAATGCGTGCATGATCAGCGGCATCTTCGCGCGCATGATCTGATTAGACATCTGTTTTTGCTGAACGTCTTGTTGAGCGCTCTGGGATTGCTGCTGGGCGAGCCCGGTCTGCGCTTGCGTCAGACCAGTGCCTGCTATCATGTTACCCCAATCAACTACCGGGCCTGGATTGATGTCAGCCACGATTAGCTCCCGTATCCGCTACTGTTAAAAGAATTTCCGGTGCCGCTATCGTCCCAGTTCGGTGGGTTCTGATAACTACCATATGACACTACAGAGCCGTTCGGAATTGTGTTATCGTACGTGGGTCCATTGCCGCCATAGCCGCTGCCGTTGGCGTTGGTAGAACTATTGTTTGAGTTACTACCGCCGCCGAACAGATTGCCTAGCGCACCGGCACCGTAGCTGCCAGCGCCCAGCAGGGATGATGCGAGGCCACCTAATGCGCCTGTCACGCCTGCTGTGCCGCTCGCCGCCGCGTTACCACCGCCAATCTGCGCGTTGCTTATGTTCGCGCTCGTCTTGAGCATGGCGTTGGAAAGGTTTCCGGTAGCGTTCTCACCTATACCAGCTTCACCCATGAGTTGATTTACGTAGTTGTTATAATTTTGGGAAGCAGTGCCTGTGACGTATTGACCAACTGAAGCTAATGTATTTGGTGTGTACGCACTACCGCCAGCTGCGGCCTGCCGATCAATCGCCTGTGTGCCCTGTTGCACGGCGAATTTATAGCCGGGAGTATTATCCAAGTAAGTGCTAGGATTGCTGGTTCCGTTCAACAACCCTTCTAGAGAAGTAAAGGCGGCGTTGCCCGTATTCAACTGATTACCGTAGAGCGCGCTAATGTTGCCCATAGCGGTTTGCTGAGTAGCACCCGCTTCACCGTAACCCGCTTGTTGCTGCTCCGAAGCGTTTTGCGCGCCGTATGCGCCAATACCACCAGATATCAGAGACCCTAACGCGCCGCCGCCCACCAATGAGCCAAGTACGCCATCTATGCCGCCTGAAGATGCGGCACCAGTTGCAAGAGCGCTGCCACCGCCGTTGCTATTGAATGCAAGGGCGCTGCCGCCGCCGTTGTCGCCGTATGCCATATTTGATCCACTATTGTTGCTGAGCGCTGAAGTGATGCCGCCAGTAGCGAGCCCTGAGCCCGCACCAAGAACTGCACCGCCCGCGTTTCCAAACATACTTGAGGCGCCGGATTGAGCTGTTTGTGAACCAACAAGTCCACTAACAGCGCCACCCACTGCGCCACCGATTGCGCCGTTAGCCGCGCCTTCGCCGTTTATCGCGCCCTTAAGCGCGCCTGCACCCGCGCCAGTGACGATATGTCCACCAACATTACCAATGCCTAGTTCACTACCGACAGTGTTGCTGAGCCCGTTCGTGATGCCGCCACCAATAGCTCCAAGTAGTGTGTTCTTGCCGAGACTACCTTGACCTGACAGTTCTGTTTGTACAGCGCCAAGCCCTGCACCTACTGCTGCGCCGCCAGCTACGCCACCAGCTACACCACCACCGAGAGCGGCACCTGCTACTGGAGCTAGCGCGCCACCAGTGAAAGCTATCATGCCTGCTAGACCGATGTCGTTTATGTCCGCGCCCAGGGTCTTATCAGGCTTAGCCTGTATGATGCCGCCACTCTGACTTGAAGCCAGAATATTCGGATCAAACGAAACCGTGGCGCCCGGCAACGGAGACGTGCTGCCTATTCCGTATTGATTCGTCTTGCCGACAGAAGCGTTATACGCTGATGTCGCGTTGCTTGCGTTCTCTTGCGCAGAGTTCTTCGTACCGCTGCCGCCAAACGAACCGCCGTAAGTGGTAGGGGTAGCTTTAGCAGTAGATTCTGCCGCTTGTGCTGCGCGCAATTTCTGATCTGATGCGTATTGCTGATCCGCCAGTTCATTAAGCTGCGCTATAGTCTTCGGGGCACCAAACTGCATGTTCGCATTGCCAGCTTGCGCCTGCGGCACGGTCTTACCAGCAAGCTCACCCTGGTAAGGCGCAAACGCTGCGTAATATTGTTGGAACTGACTCTGCGACATTCCTTTCGGAAAAGCCGTTGCTAGCATCGAGGGCGCATTACCTAAGAAGCTCTCAAGATCACCTTGCTGGTTGGCAAGTTGGAACGCGCCTGCAAAATTACCCTGCGACAAAAGGGTTTGATACGTCGTCGCAGACGTGGCGGTTGGTGCCGAATTCGCCACTAAATTACTCCACGCTAGGGTATTGGCCCGTCAACAGGTAATTCGCGATGCGATCTACACGCGTCGCGTGAATTTCAACTTCCCACTTCGTTGGGATACCGACGACGCCATTCGCAGGATCCGGCACAACGTTCCATAGCAACTGATCATGCGCGCCCTGCCAGTCCTTAACTTGGATAGAAGCGCGGCATTTGGCGAAATACATCCAACGACTACCCATATTAAAGACAAGCTCGACGACTGCATTCTGTCGGCAGTCAGTATCGAGCGCGTTAAATTCTGGTAGCTTCTGCGCATATGCCGTGGCGATGCGCAGATCCGAATCTAGCCAGCCATCAGCGGTAGATTGGATCACTGTAAATCCGGCCCAGCTTTTGCCAGGCGCGAGGGCAGGCAGTTTGTGCCCATATCCACACGTCCAGTTACCGAACGTATCCGGATAGGCGGTTAGGCTGAACCCTTCAGAACCTTTTATATCCGCCACCAACTCTACGTCGAAATCTGTGAGCCCAGCCATATTAACTCCTCGCCCAACGCTCGATTAGATATCCAACACCAGCGCCAACCGCTGTGCCGACGGCGCCCAAAGCGCTGATGAATCCTCTTTGTTTGGCTCCAGCAATACGTAGTGTGTCTACTTTGCTAGATATCTCCTCAAACTGAGTTTTATCATCTAACGCGTGCTGATGCATCCACGCGGATGTGCCGTCTACTTTCTGCTCTATGCGTCCAAGAGACTGTTGAATATCGCCCAGCACGCCAGAAAGTTGAATGTCAATGTCGCCCATTCGTTATTCCGTTGCTGTCAAGGTTGGCCCGGTTGGCACGGCTGGCGACGTTTTCTCAAGTGATTGTATCATGCTTAGCAGCATGGTATGTGCTTCCACGTACGCATATGCCTCGCCGCCTTTCAACTGTGTGCGCTCCAAAAAACCTAGAACGTTCTTCAAAATTCGGATTGTCATAAACCCTCACCTGTTTGTACTTTATGCGAAGCCAATTTCGGCGTTATCTATATTTAAAGTCATGCCGGTAGCACTTGCTCCCCCGCATATCGCCGATGCAGTTGTGGTGCCGTCTAGACGCAACTCACCAACCCAATCGAGATAGCTATTAGCTGGAACGCTGGTAGCGCTCCAAGCGAATTCAGTCCCGGCTACCGCAGAAGCGGCGGCACCTTTGTATAGCGATAAAGTCAATGCGCCAGAAGTGGTGTTAACCGCGCGCATATGACGAACCAAGATATACGCCTTTGTAGCTGTGTACCCTGTATTACCAGACTCAGCGGTGGTGCCTGGTTCCAACAACGTAGTAGCGTTCGTTGTGGTCAACGCGATTGGCGGAATGGAAAGTCGTTTATTTTGCATCATGTTGAAAAACCTCTTATCCTATTTTAGTAGCCGTCATATATGAACCAGCCATGACGTGCAGGGTGCTACCTGAAGATGCTGTGTTCTGCGAGGCTTCGAAAATTAACGTTCCGGTAGCGGTGACCGTAAGATTGCCACGGATCATCAAAGTGCTAGGACCAGTGGATGATGTGCTAACAGTTGCGAACGCAAAGCCGTTAGTCCACGCGGTCGCGACCGCAGATACTATTGTGCCCGATACCGCTTCACCTACGTAAGTGAAAAACCCAGTTTCGGTCGCGGTGCCGCCGAATAGGGTTTTTATTCCGTCTGTGGCTGTAGCCGATTCATAAAACAACACCCACATCTCGACTTCATACGTTCCTGTTTCATTAAACGTTAACGATAGTCCTGTGGCCGCTGGAGTAGCGTTGTTTGTGATCGTGAAATCAGCGGTCAAATGAGAAGAAACTCCAGTCTCTACTTGCGTTAACGTTCCTGTTAACGGACTGGAGGTTGCAATAATGTGTCCGTCACCACGCACGCCGAGATATTCTGCTGTTTCACTATAGTTTTGAACGTATAGCGCATAATCAGACGCGTTAAAACCAGCGTTGATCTGCACGCCGTAGGATTCTCCACCAGCGCTGCTGCCTATGAATTGAGCTGCGTACTGCTCTGCGCCTCCTAGCACTTGTAAACCGAACAGACCACCCGAATCTGAGGCGGTTATGATGACAGCAGTATTACTTGCGTTACCAAAAAAGTTTATGGCGCCAGAAAAAGGTTCGAAAATCCAAGGCGCACTCACTACAACGCCCGTAGCGGGATCCGCGCCTAGCGCGATAGTGGTCGGCGGATCTGGATCATCGCAGTCGTACTGAACGAAACCAGCGCCAGTTGGTGTAGTAGAGCTACCACCGCCACCAGAAGGGACATCCCACGTACCGTCGGCACGCAAAAAGTTGACTGTTCCACCACCGCTAGCGGGCACCATACCCTGCAAGGAGCTGGTGAATAAATTCAGCATCGCAGTCACTTGCGTTTCAGTCAAGTCCTGCGGAACGGCGATAGCTGCCGTGTCGTTCCCTATAATAGTGAACGCCGGAATTGGTGATATGGCGCCGGTTGGCACCGGCACCCACATACCGTCAGCATTCAAGAAGTCAATCGATGTGGCTGCGCCTGATGGCGGCACTGCGCCGGACGTCGTGCTGGTGAACTCCTGAATCATAGCCGTAACCTGAGCTTCGCTCAAGGTTTGCGGCGTAACAGTGAATGCTGTATTGTTCCCTATAATAGTGAACGGAGGGATCGGCGCCAACGACGTCACCGGCACACCTGACGCACTTATGGTGCCAGGGTAAGGCGAAGTGCCCGTAATCGTTATGCCGGGTCCAGCTATCGTATTGCGCGCATCAGCAGCTTTGAGGTGCGCGGATATGAAGTGACGAAACCACTCAGGATCCCAGTTCTTCGGGATGTGTTTGACCGTAGCGGAGGCCAAACCTTGCCTGATCGGCAGCGGCAGCGTCATTAATACTTCCCGCCTGCAAGAGTCGCCTGTATATCTACAGTGAATAGTGGCGTCGCATCCGTGATGCGAAATTTATACACGCGATTGCGACTCTGTCCTAACTGCCACCATACAGCGCGCTGGCCGGTGCCTTCATCCTCACCTTGAGTACCGAGGGTCTGCGGATCCGACCATTCCTCATACGTCTTGCCAGAGTTGTCAGATACGTAAAGCGAAGCCGTGGGTGCAACCGTCTGATTTGAACCGCCACCCATCGTAGTTATCAACTCCAGACGCCGATGTTGTATACGATTGTTTTTGTCGTATACCGGCTGCGTGGTAATTTCAACTATTTGCGTGGCGCCGAATTCCGTACCTACCGTCGCGTCGAGCACACCGACCTGACTGCTCTGACCGTCGCCCATTAGCTGAACGCCAAGGCCGTTGTGATAGGCTTGCGGACGGTAGAACGCCGTCGCCCCGGACGAGGTTAGATTGAACCACTTCTGCGTGAGACAATCGTATGCAATAGTCTGAGCACCTTGCGGCATCACCAGGATCCACATCGGATGTCCGTAGACAGTTGGCGTCAGTGCATAGCATCCTGTCAGATTGGTTGTCTGCAGAAGGTTCTCGATGCCACTATTCGACACGCGTATTGGTGTCTGACCGTTGCGACGCCGCACCGTAAGATCATTTCCAACCCAGAAGATTGATTGATCCTGTAGAGCAATGGCGTACGGGCAGAGCGGATGTGCGCCGATCTGCATGAACGTATCCGGTGCGCTGCTGAAAGGCGTGCCCGTCGGATTGCCGACGTTAAGGTAGCCTTCCGACGTGCGTCGACCAAAGACCATGACTTCTCGATGATCTACCGTGCCGCCGACGAAAAGATCGGTGCCGAATTCACGCGTGAAGCTCGCGGCCGTGGTGAACGTGATCTGGTTGTTACCAGAAATCTGGCGACCATCGTCATTGAAGAACGTCGTGCCGTTCAGCGCCAGGAAGACGATGTATGTGTCGACGAACCAGCAATCTATGGCACCGAGCGCCTGAAAGAACGGCTGCGCGTCCAACGTGTTCCAGGTTGTGCCTGACAGCGGTGTGTACGTCCAGCAATTAACGGTGCCAGGCTCCAGAATCACCATACACGCGCCGTTGTCTGTCATTCGCACGAACTGAAAGCCGGTGATAGGCGTGTTGTTCAGCGGCGCGCTCATGAGCGCGACTTGCGTGATCGGGCTCATCTGTACGGAGTACAGGTTTGGGCCGATCACGACATACTCGATGCCGTTCATCTCCCAAAAGCCGCGCACCGGCAGACCGCTGCCATCATTGAAGCCGGGAATATCGCGGATGCCAGGCATGCGGCGCAGAGTTGCCGGCGGTTGCTGGCCTTTCACATCGGCAGTGGTGTCTTGATCCAGCAGTTCGCTGAAGCAACCGATGAGACGCTTCGAGCTAGCGCGAGGGTCTTGAGAAACGTACGAGCCGAGAGCGAGAGGTATGGTCGTAGCCATTACGGCATAAACCTCGAACCTTTCGAGAGATTGTCTAGTTTTGGTATCACTCTCAGGTTCTCCGCTACGTGTAGTCCGCTGACACGCTTACCTCTTAACGGTATCTCGTGATCAACGTGATGTTCAATCCCCGTCCGCTTCGTCAGCGCCAGAGCGAGCCTGTAAAAAACTACCACCACCCCGGTCCACCCCACGGCGAAGCTTGTGCGCGCGACAGCTCGCCGAGATCACACTCCACGTATTGGAGGGATCGTTTATTCAATCGGCGAAACGCGTCCTTGATCTGATTTGAGAGCGCGGACGTGTCGTTCGGATCCTGCGCCGGCTCGATAGTGACACCATACTTAGCTGCGAGCCACGAAGCCAGGCAAAGTTTGATGTCGCCAATATCCTCGTCGCGCAGCGGCGCGTTTTGAGCAAGATTAGCCACACTTTGCGGATACCAGCCAAGATTCCACCCATCGCGCTGCTGCGTCAGGATGTTGTCGTTCATTACGGTCATAGCCGTAGCGGACTGAGTAGGCGTGGGCGCCTTTCCGTCAGCGACAACACCAATGTTTTGAAACGCTTCAGTGATGATCTGCTGATTGGTAGCGGTCACGCATACTCTCCAAATAAATGTCGTCTCTCCGACTGCCAAGCCTTCTTAAATCCGTGGGCTTTCACGTTGCGCGCGATCAGGGTGAGGGCTGTCGCGCTTTTTCTTTTTCTCTTA